TACATGTGGGCACCGGGACTGCAGGCAGCGGGACACGGGATCAACGAGGTGCGCTGGGTCGCGCATTTCCCGACTGCGGGGCTGGGATGGGTGGTTCACGAGACCGCGTCCGGCAACATCGGGACTCGGCTCCAGCCTGACGATCTGGCCGCAACAGCTATCAACTGGACAGAAGAGACAGGTAACGCGGTCCCCATCGGCCAGTGGTGGTTGGTCGAATTCCATACTGATGGAAGTGCCTTCTTCGAGTCTCGGGTGACAAACCCCGCTGGTGACCGTACACGGATCCACCGTTGGAATGGGTACACGTTCCATGGCCAGCTGGTGCTGACCGGGTACCGCTACCGCCGCGGTATCATCTTGCTCCCTGGCCAGTCGGATGCTTCGCGTGGGGATACGGAAATCACCGCCATGCAGGAAGCCCTGCTCGAGCTGGGGTATCCGCTGCCGCTGTACGGTGCGGATGGCGACTATGGTGGGGAAACGGTCACAGCGGTCCAAGCGTTTCAGGCTGACTACGGGCTACCAGTCGATGGTGTTGTCGGTCCTGAAACGTTGGCGGCAATCGACCTTGCGCTACGTCTTCACCGCGGCCAGGGCTACCCACCCTCACTGTGGGTGTCCCACGTAGCTGTCGCCGATGACGGTCCACTCGGCCCCGCACCACCGCCACGCTGGACGTGGGCGATGCACTGGCTGACCATGGGCGGTCACGCTGAGGCTCGTCGAGCTGGCGCGACAGCGTCCGGTGGCCTGAGCTTTGGTGGTCATGCATCAGGGTACGCGGTACCGCAGGGTGCGGCCGTGAGCCGTTTCACGGTGGACGGTGCTGCAGTTGCGGGTTCTCGCACCGCGGTCACGGATGCGCTCGGCGGGATGCATGTGGGATCCCACCACGTTGATGTGCTCCACCACGGCCGTGGGAGTGCTCTCGGCGGCATGACCGTGGGGGAGTTCGCCACAGCACGCAAACACGGCACGTGTGCGGCACGTGGGGGACTGGTGTTCCGTGGCCGAGCGCGTACCGATACCGCGGTGTCCGTGGTGCTGGACTACAGTGCGGGACACATCAGCGAGCCGTGGGAGCCTATCGAGGATGACCAGCGGCTAGCTAATGATGTGACCGTGAGCATGCCACGGGGTACGGAGTACCGCGCGGTGCTGGAGGAAGGCGCACTATCAGTGCAGCCGCCTCCACTGGGCGTGGGACGCTACGAGCAGTCCGAGACGTTACATGCAGCCCACGAACGTCAATTGTGGGACCTAGCGCATTGGCGGCTGCACCTGGGCACGTGGGACGATGCCCGGTACCCCACGGTCACGATCAACCTGGCACGCAACCCTGGCCTCGTCGACATCGTGGCTGTGCGCGACTCGGGGGATGCCCTGCAGATCATCAACCCACCGCCGTGGCTACCACCAGAGCCCATCGAACTGCAGATCGAGGGCTATGAGGAGCGTCTAGGCCCGCACACGTGGGAGGTGACGTTCAATGCCTCGTCCGGTGGACCGCTGCTCATTGGGGTGATCGCGGATCCGGATGGGGACGTGGGTCCGCAGGATCAGTGCCGCGCTGACACTGCCGGTGCGGAGCTGGACGAGGACGTTGACAGCGTCCAAACCACGTTCACGGTGCGCACCACTCGGGGACCGCGCTGGGTGACCACGGAAGAAGAGCCGCAGGCGTTTCCTGTGGACATGTTCGTTGGTGGGGAGCTTGTACGCGTGGCCTCGATCTCCGGAACAGGCACCACGCAGACGTTCACTGTGCAGCGCGCTACCAACGGGATCCACAAACCCCATACGGCGGGAACGGAGATTCGACTGTTCCGCGGAGCGATTGTCGGACTATAGGAGGTAGGAACCACATGTACATGTGGAAAGCTGGCGAGTTGATCACCGCGGAGAAACTGTCTCCCAAAATTCTCGCTGGTGAGGTGCTCATTCAGTTCAATCAACCGGTTTCTGACTATTACCGTGGTGAGGCCACAATCACATTTCCACAGGGGTTCTTCACAGAAACCCCCATGGTGATGTTGACTCCGCGTACCACGGTCCCAGGTACGTTCATCACGGTGGCGTATTCCGCCAAGTCGGTGAACGGCTTTTCTATCTACGCGGCACGGTATACCACTACCGCGACGTGGATCGACTGGATGGCGATTCAGGTACCCGGCATGTGAGGGGTTTTGTATGGACGTTAAGCGTGTGATCGAAATCGCGCACGGCGAGTTGGGGTACCGCGAAACCGGGAACAACATCCAGAAGTACTCCCCTGCGGTTCCCGGGCTCGAATGGTCCCAGGGTCAACCATGGTGCGCGACATTCACCTGTTGGGTGTTTCTGCAGGCAGGCGGGAGGCCGGACAAGGACTTCCCCCTTACTGCATCATGCCTGCAACAAGTGGCATGGGGGCGTAGCCGTGGACGTTTCCACTCCACTCCCCAGGTGGGCGATTTGGCTATGTACGGCCCTAATGGCGGGACGCACGTCGAAATCGTAGTGGCCGTCAACGGGGACACGGTGACCACGATTGGCGGCAACACGTCCGGCTCGTGGGGTGGCAATTATTGGAATGGCGACGGGGTATATAAAAAGACCCGTTCCGCGTCCGCGGCGTATGGATATGTTCGGCCGGTGTACAGCAATGTGGGGGATGACATGCCCGAGTTTGTATGGTTTACGCGGAATGAGGAACTGATCCTTGAGCCCGGGAAATGGACGACCATTCCGTTTACCCGAACGTCCGGCAAAACTGGCACCTTCCGCGACGTGGTAAAGGGCCCGGCACATTACATGCTCTCGGCCGGCGTGGTTCTGGACGGTAAAGCGCTGCCCGAGGGCTGTGAGGTGCAAATGCGGGTCAGTCATTACCGCAGAGACAGCTACGTGCTCCCTACCGGTGTGTACCGCCAAGGCGCGACGGGACCAGCGGTGCGCCAAATTCAGGAAGCGCTGATCGCACTCGGGTTTTCGGTCGGTCCTGATGGTGCGGACGGTGTGTGGGGTGCGAACACCACGGCCGGTCTGGTGGCCTGTCAGCACGCTCTGGGGATCGACGCGGACGGGGTGTATGGGCCACAGACTCGTGCCGCGCTGAGTGCTCGACTGCCAACGTCCGTGACCCAAACAATGGCTGGTCCCATCCACACCACTCGGCACGGCGGGGGCGACCACCACATGACCTACGCCATCGCCGAGCGGCTGTCCAAGAGCCATGTGGCACGGGTCCGCGTGGTGCACTACGGCCCAGCTCCGGTACCGCTGCGCAGCGCTAAGACCACGTGCCAGGTGTGGGGGACGTGATCCGCATGGGACCGGAGCTGATTGCCGGGACCGCTGCCATCTTGGCGGCAGCGATCACCGCAGGTCCCGCGTATATGACTGCGCGCAAATCGGGCCGCACTGCAACCCGAGAAGGGACAGCGACCCGTGAGGCCATCGCCGCGCTCCGCGCGCGAGTGGATGCGGTGGCGGACGATGTCCATCTCCTGCGCGGTGAGGTGGCTGCCGTGCGGGAGTGGCAGATAGTGCATGCCACAGAGCATGCGCTAACAACCCGTGAGTGAAGGGGGATGATCGATGCGGCACATTGTGTCTCAGCTACGCAACCCGGTCCGCGCACGGGCGGTCATTCTGGCAGTGCTGACGCTGCTGGGAGTGGCCGTTCCGGGACTGGCGGGGATCGAGACCAACGATGCACTGATCGGCGGCATCATGGCGCTGATGGCGATCGTTCTGGGCTGGGACCAGACCAAGGACACTTCGCGGAACCACGACGATAACGAGAGCGAATAGCTACGCGCACTCCCCGGTGCTGGGACCTGTAACACCTATAGGTCCTACACCGGGGAGGTGACGTGAACCGGTCAAAAATCGGCCTCATCGGATATGCAGGCAGCGGCAAGGACACCATCGCCGAGTACCTAGCGTGCCGCGGATACACGCGTGTAGCGTTCGCGGATCCCGTCCGAAGTGTGCTGCTGAGTACGAACCCACTCATCACGAGGGATGGGCTACGCCTGCGAGACGCAGTCGAGGCGTACGGCTGGGACCGTGTGAAGAGGACGATCCCGGAAGTGCGCGAACTTCTCCAAGGCCTAGGTGCGGGAGTCCGGGACTCACTCGGCGAATCGGTGTGGGTGGAGCACGCGCTACGCCGACTGGATGCACTGTCCGGTCCCGTGGTGGTGACCGATGTGCGGTACCGCAACGAAGCACTTGCGCTGCGAAGTCGAGGGTTCTCCCTCGTGTGGGTACAGCGTCCTGGTGTGGGCCCTGCGAACACGCATCCGTCCGAGACCGCTATTCCCGCGGATCTCGCGGACGCCGTACTGCCCAACTCCGGAGACATCCCGGAACTCTACGAGGCGGTGGATGCGCTGTTGCGTGGTGGATAGGTAGTGGATGGCCAGCGGGTTTCCGTTGGCCACACTTTTTCTGCCCTATTGGTTGCGCAGTACTGAGCAAGTCTGCTATATTGGAATCACACGAAGGGGGAAACACCCCACCAACGCACACACAAGGAGGATCCAATGACCAGCTTCGCCGCCGCCAACGCCGCCGCCCGCTCCTTCCCCATCCACACCATTCACGGCCACGACGTGGCTGCTGGAACCCTGATCGGCTTCCGCGAATCCATCTCCGGAGAGGAGCGCTTCGCGCGCTACATCCGCCCGCTGGGCAACGGCCGCCACTTCATCGCGTTCGATGAAAACGATGAGATGGAGGGCTTCAACGACTCCATTGCCGAATGGCAGATCTTCGCCCTGTTCCTGGGTGAGGACGAGACCGACATGGTGGTGATCAACCGCCGTCGTCGGCCCTGACCGGCCGATCGGCCCCGGGGAAATCCCGGGGCTTTTTCATACACACCACCAGACGTACAGGAGGACATTATGACCACACAGAACAACCGCCCGTCCCGCCCAGAGCGCGTGGTTCTCAGTGAGAACGGCCCCGAGATCATCGGCCTGGTCTCTTGGCGTGGCGACAACCCCGCTCGGCCGTGGAGGGCCTACCTGTTGGGGGTGGGTTATCTATCGTTCCGGTATACAACCCCCGAACAGGCCGCGGAAGCAGTGCGTCGCGGACGACGGCTCAACGCGCGCACACTCTCGGCGAAGCAGCGGAACGCACTGCGCACCATCATCAAGAACGGAGCGCTGCACATGTCGCCGAGTGCGTGCCGCGCTGCAGGAGTAACCGCACGCCATATCACTGCGCTCTTGGAGCGGGGGATGCTGAGGGCGTTTCGGAAGGCTGGAGCGGTTTACGTGGAGGCCACGGAACACGGTCACCGAGTGGCGGAGCGGGAGTAGAGGAACACCAGCGGAACGGAAGTAGAGGAACGCCAGCGGAACGGAATTCCCGGACCGCTGGCGGAACGGAAGCCCCGGAACGGAAACAGCGGAACGGAACGGAGAACCCACGAGTGAGCGGAAAACCGAGATCAAACGCCATCCCCTGGACAGCGTTCCTACTCGGCGCAGGAGCCAGCATCGCCGCGAACGTGGCACACGCCGCGGAACGGAACGCGGACGGAACAGACATCGGTGCCATGCTGTTTGCGGCATGGGCACCGGTAGCGCTGCTGTTGGTCGCAGAGATGATGGTTCGTGGACAGCGTCCGCGTGGACTGCTGTCCGCAGTTGAGTGGGTGGGAGCTTTCCTCGTAGCGCTGGCCGCGGCCGTGGTCTCCTACGGTCACATGCGCGGGCTCCTGCTCCAGTACGGGGAGTCGGAGCTTGTGGCCATCCTGCTGCCACTGTCTGTAGATGGACTAGTGGTCGTTGCGTCGGTGGCCCTTGCTGCAGGTAGACGGAACAGGGCGGAACAGCAGCGGAACGAGGAACGGAACGAAGAGCGGAACGAGGAACGGGACGAGGAACAACAGCGGAATGGGGAACGGGACGAGGAACGGAACACGGAACAACCGGGGGACGAGGAACGGAACGAGGAACGGAACAGCAGCGGAACGAAGAGCGGAACAGCGCGGAACGAAGAGCGGAACGAGGAACAACAGCGGGACGAGGAACGGAATGTCCGCGTTCCGGTAGTGGAGGAGGGAGCCCCTACGACCGTTCCGGTGTCCGTGGTACCCCCGCACAGCGCGGAACGCCGTTCCGCTGTCGAATGGGTCGCGGAACAGCTCCGGAACGGAACCACGCTCACCGGAGCGGAAATCGGGACCCGCTACGGACGCACGGACCGCTGGGGAAGGAACGTGCTACGCGACGCGCGACGGAAACTGGCCACGACAGTTCCGGCGTAACGTCGACAGCGGCCCCGGGTAACGCTTCCCGGGGCCGTTGCCCCATACTGCGCAACCGATAGACTGTACTCCACACATAGGAATGGGGGATGTCAGCATGTCAACCACACAGATGAGCCCAGAGCAAGTCACCGCGCGCACCCTACGCCGCATCTGGGACCTGCTGCGAGAACGAGAACCACAACTACCCGCAGTCACCGTGAACGTAGTCCCCACCATCGGACGCACGAACGCGTGGTTGCGGTTCACGCCTTCTCTTGGCGACACACACGTGCTGCAGACACTCCCCGATGCGCTAGCTCGCCCCCCTCGTGAGGTGGTGTGCCAAGTTGCCCATGAAGCGGCACATGCCCTTGCACACGCTCTCGGGGTTGCGGACACCTCCAAGCGCGGCCGATATCATAACTCGCGGTTCCGCGCACTAGCGGAACACATGGGACTGGAGTGGCGCGGTGGCAACCCCCCTCAAGATGTGGGGTACGCGGACATGAGGCTCCCCACCGAGATCGGGGAGTGGGCCGCGTGCGTGGCGGAAGCCGCAGTGGGCCGCAGCGAGTGGGAGAACGCCGATCCGGAACGGAACGCGGAACGGAACACCGGAACGAAACGTACCCCGCACAGCAGCAACCGTCGCCCGAAGGCGGTGTGCCGCTGTGTTCCGGAACGACCACTATGGCTGTCCCGCACTGTGCTGAACGCGCAGACCGTGGCATGTACGCAGTGTGGGGAGCTGTACCGTTCCGCAGACGACCTATGACAACACGGACGAAAGACCCCGTGAATCTCGTCACGGGGTCTTTCTTGTGTATCCACCCGGTATGCTAGACGTATGACACAACTACAGCTGGTAACTCCACCGCGAGATGACGAGGCCACGGTGTTCCAGGATGACGCACCTGTACACGAGCTCATCGACCGTGGCGCAAAACTGGTGCGCGACTATGTGAGACTGCAGGGCCGTGCGACACAAACAGCACGCAACCTAGCGCTGGTAGTGCTGCATCTGCGGGCACGCTACCGGGATAAGGATGGTTGGCCAGATCTGTGCGGCACGTCCCCGGGATACCGGGAAGCAGTCCAGCAGCTGTATGAGAAAGCCGGCATCCCCAGCGACTCCGAAGCGTCTCTACAGTCGCTGATCAGATACCACGTGGCAGCGCTGCGGATCGACTACATGCGCGCTAACGGACTGTACACGCCGGAAGCGCTGGCGCACTACGGCATCACCCCGACACCGCCGAAAGAACGGCAGGCGGAACGCCGAGAGCGCCAGCGGCAGCGCGCGGAAACTGCGCTACGTCGACTAGAGGCCATCACAGTACACCCCGACAGCCCACCGGAGGATGTGGTGCGCGCGGTGAGCCAGCTGGCTGAGGACGTACGGAACGTGACCGCGGCAAGGGATGCGGTGTCTGCCACCGTGGCGCTGACCGGTAAGCCGCGGGAAACGATCCAGGCCGCGATAGTGTCGCTTGAAGAAAGCGTGGCCGTACTGCGCTCCGCGCTGGGGTAGCGACGCGGTGTAGTAACACGACGTAGAAGCCCCGCTGTCCGGACACGGATGGCGGGGTTTCTTCGTCCAGGGGTGACGAGTGACGATGTAGACCCTGTTTTTGCATTGTTCTATGGGTTCTCCTATAGCACTACAAAAACAAGGTCTAAATCGTCACTCGTCACCACTCCCCCATCTCCTCTACTCCGCGTAGGGCATGCCCTCACTCTCCGTGCCCATCCCGCTGCAGCTACGTCGGTCAGAAAATTTTCTGCCGCGACCCGCGCGCTCCCACCGCCGCGGACCTGTAACTAGAGACAGATCCGGAAGGGGCGACGTGGCGATCCGAACCCTCACCAGGTGCGGAGCACGTCGACCAAAAATTTTTCTGCCACGGTACGCGCGCTCCCCACGCTGCGGACCTGTAACTAGGAATACAGCGAAAGGAGCGACATATGACCATCCGAACCCTCACCCGTGGGGGAGCGCGCTGGTATGTGGACCCCGACACTGGCACCAAAGTGCCTGGGGTAACCTCTATCATCAGCGTCCTGGACAAGCCTTTCTTACCACCGTGGGCCGCGAAAACTGTGGCAACGTACGCGGTGGAGAACTGGAATACGGTACAAGGCCTGGTCCAGACAGACCCCACCGCCGCGATAGACCTGCTCAAGGCCGCGCCACGGCGGTATACGCAAGCACGAGCTGAGCTGGGCAGCAAAGCTCACGATCTGTTTGAGCGCATGCTCAGGGGGGAGTCTCCGCGTTACGTGGAGCACGACCTCGTCCCGTACCGCAATCATTTTGCGGAGTTTCTGGACACGGTACGTCCTGAGCTCGTGGCAGCTGAGGAGGTGGTGTGGTCGGACAGGTTTCGGTACGCAGGCAGCTTTGATGCTCTGCTGCGTGTCTGGCTGGCTCCGGACCGTACCCCCACCCCGGACAGATCAGGGACTCCGCATCTGATCATCGTGGACTGGAAAACGTCCCGTGACGTGTATCCCACTGTTGCGTTGCAGTTGTCCGCGTACGCGTACGCAGATCGCCTGATCGGCGTAGACGGTACTTCCCGGGACATGCCGCGTGTGGATGGCGGCGCAGTGCTCCACGTGACCCCGGAGCGGTGGTCACTGGTACCGGTCCGAGTGGATGCAGAAATGCATCAGGTGTTTCTGGCGCTCCGTGAGGCACTCACGTGGCAGCGTGAGGAGGCACGGGCAGTGTTGGGATCCCCGTTGGCGACTGGCGGACAGTTGTTGACTGGCACACAGCGGCGAACCTAGGAGAACGAGATGTCATTTGAACACATGTCACATGCTGCTAGATACGACCTGGAGCGTGCTGCAGTGGCTGTGGCACGCCTGCAGGTGCTGTCCGCCGCGGTCCCGCTTATCGGACGTGACGAGGCGGTAGAGCTGGCGCGTGAAGTGGTCTTTCACGGTACCGCGCCCATGGACGAGCTGATCGCTGAACTGTTGGGCATCCGGGAAGACGAAGACGAGGAAGGCACCGAGTAGTAGGAGTTACTAATGGTGAAAGTTAGGATTTTCGAGACTGACCCCGACGCGGCTCCTAAGAAGCGCATGACGTTCCCGGACGACGTGGTGGGCCGCGTTCGTTCGGGGAAGTCCGTCAACGGTCGTCCGGTGAGTCTGTCCACGTGGCGTATCACCACCGGTGACCCGGAAGTCGCTAACGCCGTGGCGAGCGCGTACGGGGGAGAGGTCGCCGAGTGGGACACCGCTAAAGAAGACAATCTGGAGGTGATCACTGAGACCGACACGCTGCCGGTGATCATCTCCAGCCCGGACGTTATCTCTGCTCGCCTCGTTCTGTGGGGACTGGGCGGTGTTCGTATTCACGAGTGCGATGGGGTCACGTTCCTGGACGAGGATCGCCGCGGTCAACCGTGTGGGTGTCCGGAGCTGCTGGCTGAGCGGAAGGCCGCGGCAAAAGCAGGTCGAGGTCCCAAGCCGGATGTGCAGATCCGGTTCCGGCTGGCGGATGATCCGGAGCTCGGCGAGTTCCGGTTCCACTCCGCGAGCTGGGATTTCCTGAGCTATCTCCACCTCTACCAGGAAGATCTTGCGGCGGTGGGTGGTCCCGCAAGGTGCGACCTCGTGTTGGAGAACGTGTCTTTTGTGCCTAAAAGCGGAGAGATGGCGGGGCGTACAGTGAGCTACCGTCGCCCGGTACTCCGTGTTCTGGGAGCAGCGTCGCAGTAACGAGCGTGCCCGGGATGGTCACTGACTGTCCCGGGCCCGTTTTCCCCGTAAACACTCACGTAAGGACGTACAGATGAGCGCAAAGCGGTCTGCCAGAGAGTTCGCACCTATCCGGGAAGCGCTCCACAATGTCCCGGATGTACCACGTCACATTCTCCAGCATTTGGATCGGCTCGAGGAGCGGTACGCTCGCGCGCTCGAGGAAGTGGGGCGCTGGCAAGCCCAATGGGCTGCCGTGACCAACCACGCTCAGCGCAGTATCGCGGAAGCGCACGCACGTTCCGCCGACTGTGCTGAGCATGGTCGCGAGATCGTCTATTTGCGTGAGCGCGCTGAGCTCCTAGAGGCGGAGTTGGATCAGGAGCGGGATATGCGCGCGCACCTGACCGGGCTCCTCGGCGCGTTGCGGGACGCTGTGGAGCGTACGCAAGGCGAGTCGCTGACACTTAGCCGTAGCCGCGTTAAGTCCGTGGTGCGTCGTACCCAGAACGCGCTGAGCCGAGTGCGGCGTAAGACCGACAAGAAGCGTGAAGAGATCCGCGCGCGCACCGAACGTGCGCTGAGGGAACTATGGGGAGACAGCTGATGAGCACACCGACGATGACTCAACGCGAACTACCGCCGAGTGTCGGGGAGCGTAACCCGGCAGCGCTGCTCACTGCGGATAAGGTCCGCGCGCTGCGCGCTGCTCATGCCGCTGGTGCGCAACTCTCTTCTCTCGCTAGGGCGTTCGGTATCAGTGAGCGCGCGGCACGCCATGTGGTCCAGCGAACTACGTGGCGACACGTCGACTAGCCCCGCTCACCATGGGACTCCGGGAGTCAACTCCCGGGGTCCCCCTTTTCTAGGTGGAGGACACGTGAGCATCGAGACGTTTCGCGCCCACTGCAGGCTGCAGTTGGAAACTCCAGAGGCGTTGGACATCCCGTGGGGACTCCGGCCGCGGTGTGACCTCCCGTTCGCCTCGTGGGCGGAGTTCGAACGACACGTGAAGGAAGCGCATCCGAAGCACTTCCAGGAGAACCGCGCGCGTCACCGCACGAAGCCTCCTATCCGTCCCACGAAGACGCGTCTCGGCCGCCCGGCCGTGGCGTACGACCGTCAGGCCGTGACTCCGGGCACGTGGTTCACGTACCACGGCCTTCGGTGTCAGGTCGTGGGTCACATCTCTCGGGACCGCATCCGGTTCTTGGTCCACGTTCCGCACGGGGAACCGGGACTGACCGGCAACCGCACGGCGGAGGTTGTGGGCAGCACGGACGAGTACGTCCTGTGGACCGTCACCGCTCCTGCTGCTCACGTGGTGGAAGCGGTGGCCGCTAGCAACTAAACGCCGATCGGCCCCGGGAACTATCCCGGGGTTCCCCTTTTCTATGTGGAGGTCACCTTGCATTTCGTGGTGTCGGAGAACCGCGCTCCCACCGGTGGGGTTTTGCGGTTTTTGGGTCCGGACGATCGTGTGGACGTGTACCGGTCCGCGCTCCGCAGAGTCGACTGGGCTGATCTCTCTCAGGCGGTTATGACCGCGTACGCGCGCGGTGCTGATGTGAGGCTGTTGCAAGAGGAGGGCGGGGCGCGTGGCTAACCCGAATAAAAGACGTGGGACTCGGTGGGAAACCGAGTTCGCACGCTACCTCAACCGAGAACTGGGGCTCGTGACCCCTGATGGAGACGAGTTCCTAGATCCCACATCCCCACTGAACGCACGTCGCCAAGCACAGCAGGGGATACACGACGTAGGGGATCTGTGGGTAGTCCCGTTTGTCGTGGAGTGTAAAAACACGGCACGTCACGAGCTGCCCGCGTACGTTCGCCAAGCCGAACAGGAAGCGCGGAACGCTGGACTGCCTTTCGGTGTGGCCGCGGTGAAAGTTCGTGGTCGCGGTCCCCACGAGTGCTTGGTGGTCATGTCCGGTGCGACGTTCGTGCGCGTGGTCAAAGAGCTCCGGCAATAAGCCCGTTACACCGCAAGCGCGGAACCGGTTTCTCAGGTAAGCACACTGCGAGGGGAAGTATGCGCGACTTCAACAAGTTCCTGGAGCGTTTTCCGCACGTTGTCAACGAGGGCCGCAACATGGTGGTGCACTGTCCTGCACATGATGACCAGCGGCCGTCACTCGCGCTGGCGGTGACTAACGAAGGAAGGCTGCTGATGACTTGCCGCGCTGGATGCGAGACCAAGGACGTTCTGAAACGACTCGGCATGCAGGAACGCGACCTGTTTCAGTGGACCGCACCGGAACAGCTCATCACCACCCAGCCTGACCAGGTGGGCCCTGCAGAGATCGCCGCGGTCGCCGCATACGTGGACGCTACGTCCAAGCGGCTTCGGGAACAGTACACCGACGATGCCCGTCTAGCCGCCGAGTATGTGGAGCGGCGGTTCGGGTTGACCGTTGACCAGGCCGCGGATCTCGGTGTGGGCGTTGACCCGGGCGGTGACGTGTTCACGTTGCCGTATCTGTCCCGCACGTACCGCGCGTTTCCGCGACTGGTGGTCCCTCTCTACGACCGCCACGGTACTGTGCGCGGCCTGCAGGGCAGGGACCTGACTGGGAAGTGTCAAGCCCGGTGGGTGAGCCTGAGCAACCCCCAGGGGAAGGTGTGGCAACGATACGGATTTTTGCGCGGCGGCGGATCCTACGGCGTAGTGGTCATCACGGAAGGGCCTGGGGACGCGCTCACCGCGGTCGCTGCAGGTTATGACGCTGTGGCGGTCCGCGGTGCAGCGATGTCGAGTGAGGCACTCGCACGTGAACTGGCGGAAGCGCTGAAGGACTCCCTCGTCGTGGTAGCGGGGGACGCGGACGAGGCGGGGCAGCGGTTCACTCAGACTATCTCCACCGCGCTCCGTAACCACGGGGTTGAGGTTCGGCACCTGGTCATCCCCAACGCCGGAGACGACCTCACCGACTGGCGGGAACGCGACCCTGCAGGGTTCGCGGGGAAACTCCACGAAGCGGTACGCGCCGCCCGCCCTGTCCGCACTCCGGACGAGGAACGGCGCATCGACGCTAAGGAAGCGCTGAGCCGCACCGGGCTGGATGCGGTCACTCGTGAGGATGGGGAACGCGCCGCCGAGTTGTACCGTGCGTACCACGACCGGTTCTCAGAGTCGGATACGGACGTTATGCGGGCTCACGTACTGGTGGCGTTCGCGGACAACCGTATCCGCTACGCGCCTGGGCTGGGCTTTTTCGTGTGGGATGGACGCTGCTGGGTACCGTCCGAGTCCCATGTGCGACAGGAGGTTTACCGCATTGGTGCGGCACTCGCTCTTGTAGGGAAGGCCAAGGAAGCTCGAAGCTTCCTCATGACCAGGAGTATTGACCACATCATTCGCGAGTTGCAAAGCGTCCCTGGTGTGCGCGTCCGCGCTAGCGATTTCGACGCACGTGCGGACCTGTTGGCTGTCCGAAACGGCACCATCGATCTGCGTACGGGAATGCTGCGTCCCCACCGCCGTGAGGACATGATCACCCGCTACGTGGACGTGGACTACCGGCCGGACGCCAAGTGCCCGCGCTGGGAAAAATTCTTGGAGGAGATTTTCCCGTACAACCCGGAATTGCCCGCGTACATGCAGCGGCTCATCGGGTACGGGATCACAGGGAGCACCGCCGAACAATGCTTCGCTGTGCTGTGGGGTAAAGGTGCGAACGGGAAAAGCGTGTTCATGGACACGATCACGTCTGTGTTTTCTGCTATTTCCCGCACTACACCGTTCAGTACTTTCGAGGAGCGCTCGGGGGGTATCCCCAACGACTTGGCTGCCCTACGCGGCGCTCGAATTGTCCGGGCTTCTGAAGGCGACCGTGACAAGCCCATGGCGGAAGGAGTGCTCAAGCAAGCCACCGGTGGAAACGTGCTGGTGGCCCGCTTCCTGCGGCAGGAGTTCTTCGAGTTCGTGCCCACGTTCCTGCTGTTGATGGACACTAACCACAAGCCCCTGTTCCGTGGTCAGGACGATGGTTTGTGGCGTCGGGTGAAGATGATCCCGTTTAGGAGGAAGTTTGAGCCACACGAACGCGACTATGAGCTGACCGATAAGCTCCGTGCGGAAGCCGAAGGTATTCTGGCTTGGGCAGTCCGCGGGGCTGTGGAGTGGTACCGGAATGGTCTGCAGGATCCGGGAGTGGTGCGTAAAGCGACCAGGGAGTACCGAGAGATCTCGGATGCCCTGTCGGGTTTTCTACCCGGCGTTCTCGAGAAGACCGGCAACCCTGAGGACCGCGTTTTGGGTAACGCCGCGTTCAACGCCTACATGGACTGGTGTGAGGCGGAAAACCTGCCTCCGCGGGAACGGTGGAAACGACAAACGTTCTACAGGGCCCTAGAGGAACGCGGTATTGACCGCGTCAAAACCAAGCGTGGTCAGACACTCATCGGAGTGCGGCTGGTCGCGAACTCCCCCACTGCGGCGGATCACCCATCCCCGCAGAGTGGGAACCGTGACGTGTTCGGTCAGGTACGCTAGGTACACTGGGTACGGCCCCTGCGCTCACTGCGTGGGGGCCGCTTTGTCCGTTAGGAGAGGCATGCGCATCACACACGAACGTATGGGGAACATCAGGTGGACACAGTATGTGGTCGACCATCCTGATGACATCCACGTGTTTCGCGACTGGGTTGACCGCATGACCCAACGTGGTACACCGGTGGGAGTCGACACCGAGACCACCGGCTTGAACGTGTTCCTACACTCGCACCGGCTACGTCTGATCCAGTTCGGCACTCCGGAAGAGGCGTGGCTGTTGCCAGTTGAGTACGGGGAGGTGTTCGCTCACGCTGCTCGATACGCGCTCCGCACGCTGCCGAAGCTGGTCATCCACAATGCGTCCTATGACACGCTGGTCATAGACCGCCACCTGGGCATTCCGGTAGAGGAACTGTGGCCGCGTATCCGGGATACCCGCATTTACGCGCACTTGTATGACCCTCGTCGGGAGTATGAGGGCGGCACTGGGCATGCCCTCAAAAACCTGGCAGCGCACTATGTGGATCCGCATGCTACTGATGGTCAGCGGGAACTGGCTGCAGTGTTTCGTGAGCATGGGCTCACCCGGGAGAGTGGTTGGGCTCAACTCCCGCTGGATACTCCGGCGTTCCTCACGTATGCAGGTGCGGACGTGGTGTTGGTAACTCGGCTGCTGCCTCACCTGCTTCGCGCGTGTGAGGACGCTGCCATCCCGGCAACATTGGCGGAGTACGAACACCGCATTGCCCGTATTGGGACCATTATCCGCCGTAAGGGGATGCGGCTGGACCTCAACTACACAAAGTCGCTGGTGGATGAGCTGGAAAACGAGGCTGCCCATTACACTGCGGTGGCTAGGCGGTACGGGGTGACGTCTGTGCACGCTACTGCCCAAGTGGCTGCTGCACTGCAGGCCATGGGGGAAACGCTGACTGAGACAACCGCCACGGGACAGTTGGCGGTGGGTAAAGAAGTGCTTCTGCCTATGGCGGACCTGGACACACAGTGGCGGAGAGTGGGAGCCCGTGAACCCAACCCGCTTGCCGATGCTGTTCTCCGCGCGAAGCGTGCGCAGAAATGGGCTGCCAGCTACGGTCACGCCATGCTGCAGCTTGTAGACCCCAGTGGCAGGATTCACCCCGACATCAACACGCTAGGTGCTCGCACCGGCCGGTGGTCGATGTCCAACCCGCCACTGCAGCAGCTACCGTCATCGGACTGGCGAGTGCGTCGCTGTGTCGTGGCAGAGCCCGGACACCTCATCGCCGCAAGTGACCTAGCTCAGGTAGAACTGCGAGTGCTCGTAGCGCTGGCAGGAGCCGAACGCCTCATCGAGGCGATCAACCAAGGACAGGACCTGCACTCCTACACCACAAGGCTGGTGTTCAACATCCCTGAGAACGAGCCAGTCCCCAAAGATCAGCGGTCATTGTGCAAGACGATCTCGTTGGGGAAGGCCTACGCCGGTGGAGCGCGTACGTTGGCGCGGCAAACTGGACTCCCACTGCGGCAGGTTCAGGCAGCGGTGACCAAGTACGACCGCGCGTTGCCGGAAATCGCACGGTTCTCCCGCTACCTCACCCGTATGGCACAGCAGCAAGGGATGACCGTGCGTACCCCGTCCGGTCGGCTGCTGCGCCTGGACCGCGACAAAACGTACACGGCGATCGCCTACCTGTGCCAATCCACCGCGCGCGATGTCCTAGGGCAAGCGCTAGTGGATCTGGACGCTGATGGACTACTGCCCTATGTCATCGGTGTGGTCCATGACGAAATCCTGGTTGAAGCCCCACGCCACGAGGCTCAGGACGTGATCAACGCAGTGGGGGAGAGGATGCGGATGCCGTTTTTCGGGGTTCAGATCGAATCCGAACCCGAAATCTACGGCACTAGCTGGGGAGATGGGTACGGATGTCCGGACGACCGGAAATACACGGCGTGAACCCCTATGTGCGGGACTGTCGCACGTGCGGACAGACGCTCCCACTGGGAAGGTTCCCCCGCACTCGAGGGAACCGCCGTGGCACGCGCTGCCGCGACTGCGAGTCTGCGTACCGCAAGCGCAGAACCCGGAAACAGCGCACTGTCGAACGTGACCGCAAACTGCGGCGTAGATACGGGATCACGAGTGCCGACTACACCGCTATGGCTAGGGCACAACGGTGGCGGTGCGCGATCTGTGCACGTCCCCCGTACCCCCCGGGGAGCAGGCTAGTGGTCGACCACTGCCACCGGACTCACCGGGTGCGTGGGCTGCTCTGCCACACCTGCAACGCCGCACTCGGCCTCATGGGGGACCATCCCGAACGTCTCGAGAGAGCCGCGCAATACCTACGTCAGCTCTCTGCGGACACAAACACACCATCCCCCACAGTAACGGACGGACCACAAACGGACTAGCTGGTAAAACGGAAACGGAGTGTGTACTATGAAACCACGTCAATCACTCCCGCACATGGTCGCCACACCACTCGCGTTCTCCCGCGCGGTGGCACTGGCAGACGAACTGTCTGTGTTGCGTAGCCCGCTATCCCCAAGGAGCGGCACTATGGCCACTGATGGAGTCCCTCGTCCGGTAGAGGAGGCGGTTCTCTGCCCACGTAGACAACGTGTGGCAGACGAGCTGCGTCGCATCACCCGGGATCCGGACGTGCGCCACGCGATCACCGTCTTGCAGCAGGCCACCAACCGCCTAACTCAGGTCATCCACTCTTGGGATGACCCCACTGCCTAACCGCTACCCCCACCGCCACAATGTGGGCCCTGGACGTGGCGTAGTCCAGGGCCCGTGAATCAACTCACGGAGTCGCCATGTTGGATGAACTGATCGCCACCAGATCCCCCGCACACATCGTCCGTGCCACAGTCCGCACCGCCGCACGTGCCTACGAAGAACGTCTGGGCCTTGATCACGTCCCCAACCGTCAGCTCCCCGCGTACGGAGACGAAGGGCTTGTCATCCTTGCCGCACGTTACGAAGACCAGATCCACCACCTGGTCAGAAACTACCAGCGTAGTGCGGAGTACGCGGACCTCTACCAGGCCGCGCTAATGGCGCTGGTGGAGGTTCTGCGAGACTACGACCCGGATGGTTCTGCAGAACCTATGACCGTGGCGTATCGCCACATCCAGAACGCTGTGAGGGAGGCCGCTGTAGCCAGCTCCCCGTTCCGCATCTCCTCGTCCGCACAGCACCGCTACTGGAGAGCCATGGAAGCGTGTGGACACGACCCGGTACTCGCACGCGAATGGGCCCACCGTGAGGGGTTGACCGGCCGAGAACTGCAGGACATGGCGGACTCCGGAGATGACATGGCTGCCGCCATCCTGGACCGCCGTATTGAACGCTGGGAGCGGGAAGGGCTAGATGTGGCACAGCAGCTAGACGACAAAACCGCACGTGGTCTGTCCTACGCACAGTTCGATGCCATCCACGAAGCCCTACATTATGTGTCCGTGGATACCCCGGTGTCGGAACTGTGTGACGAGAGCGCCACGCAGACCATCGGGGACACGGCGGAGTGCCACCGCTCGGCCGCTGCACTAGCCAGTGTGGAAACTCGGGACCTCGTGCATCGTCTGCTCGATCACGTGTCCCCCCGGGAGCGTGAGGCACTGGTACACCTGACCGGACTGGGCGGTCCGGAACTCAGTGTCGCCGAGACCGCGCACATCATGGGAATCGATCCCGGACGTGTACGTTCCCTCAAGGCCGCTGCGCTGAGAAAGCTGAGGCGGGTAGTAGTCGAGCTGGCAGCCGCGTAAACACCCACAAATTCCCGGTTCTCCCGCGCGCTACCGGAGACCAGGACCTGTAACCCCAATAGGTACGCACACACGAAGGGAGACTTCTATGGAGGCGTACGCACTCCCACGTGGCTACAAGGCAGTGGTGTACTCACACCGCGACGGATACGAGGTCGTTCTCTACAACGAAGAAAACGACGTTGTATCAACGACCCACCACACTCGCGTAGCGTTCCGGGAACTGCGGGACGCAATGGAAACACGCCACCGCACCACCGTGGCACGTGGGCGGTTGCGCATCCCGCTGTAGGTCTACGAATTGGAGCGCGCGTTACCGGTTGCTCGATGAGCGCGAGTGGTGTACTGTGGAGGTGTACCGCGAAGCGAGTCGCCACGCAGTAGCGTGAATGACTCACGGAACTGTGGACGAAGGAGAAGACATGTACAAATGGGAATGGAAGTTGTGGGAGGTTCGCCGCGAAGAACACCCGGACCGCACCATCCTCACCCTGTACCGCGGTGAAGAGCCCGTAGACTCCGTGACCACCTACGCGCGGTACACCACGATGTGTGAACCGATGCGGACTGCGCGCCTCATTGAACCGGACGTGGCGGCGCGACTGGTGGAAAAGCACCTTGGGGAAGGCTACAACGTCGTTTGGAAGGGCCGTTCTTGGGAGGTCGTTCCGTAACCACTACGGGCCGCTAACGCCCAGCGGCTCTGCACACCGCGCATAAACCTGATCCCGGGACTCTCTGGTACTCCACCGGAGAGTCCCTCCTCTTTGCTCCAACTGGCTATGTCTACACGGTAGGGAGAACACATGTCAGACGAGCCCACACTGTGGCGGGACGATGACGGGGAACTGTGGGTTGAGGATCCACCGGGTTATCTGCGGCGTTACCAACGAGGCACTACCAGCGTCGCTATCGAGCGTGAACGGGTAGAGGCTGCACTCGGCCCCCTAACGCACGTAGACCCACGACCCCACATCAACAGCCTGCTGCACTGGCTGAACGACCGCATGGACACAGAGAAGCCATGTCTTGACTGACACTGCCCCGGGGAGAGCCCCGGGGATTTTTCTCCAATGGCTTGCGCAGTACTGAGCAATGGGGTATAGTAGAAGTGTCAGTCAGACAGAAAGGAGATAAACAAATGCCCGTCTTCCTCCCCGCCTTCGCCGCTGGTGTCATCATCGCCCTGCTCCGCGTTTCTCCCACTGCCGCGCTGGGACTGACCGCAGCCCCGGAGAACCCCGCTGCTGCCACCCGTACCCTGCTGCAGCAGCTGATTACCACCCTCACTCAGGACATGCTGGCTGCTGAGGAGTCCGGGGACGCTACCGCTAAGGAGCGTGCGGAAGTGTGGCGTAGCCACGTCATCAACATCTGCGCGGACGCCATGCGCGACGAAGACTACGCCGCTCAGATGTGGGCGGAGATGGAGAAAGCCGCCAAGCTGTTCTAGCGGCACTTGAGGAAGTGCCGGGGAACAAATTCTCCGGCACTTCCCTCACAACACTTGCTCAGCACTGCTCAATCATGCTAATGTGGAAACCACAACGAAACCCCTGGAGGTTCCAATGACCAGAATCGTCAACCTCACCCCGCACCCCGTCACGCTCGTCACCGCGAACGGGGACGAGGTGGTAATCCAGCCGGAGGCGACCCCGGTTCGGCTCCCCGCCGAGACCTACCCGGACGGGGAGATCAACGGAATCCCCGTGGTCCGGGAGGCGTTGGGAGACGCGGACGACGTTCTCCCCTCCCCTCAGCCCGGTGTGGTTTATGTGGTCGCTCGCCCCGTGGCGGAGCGCGCCAGTCACCGGACTGACCTGGTCGTCCCCACTAACGTGGAGCGGGTCAACGGGAAGCCTGTGCGGGCCCGCGCCCTCGCGCGGGTAATGGCAGCCTCCCCGCGCACCACGGCCGCTGATATGTTCATCCGAGTCGCAGAAACGGCGATCACCGAAGACCGGGATCGTCGGGGAGCCTCGGAGCTGTTGGAGGCCGCCGCCGAGGTTCGCCGAGGCAGCGTGAACGCGTTCCGGGATGGGGTGCGGAAGCTCACCGTCCTGGAACAGATGCAGTTCATCTCCGCTCGGCTCCGGGCGGAGACCCGGGCCGCGCTCTCGGCCCTGAAGGGGCTGGAGTCCGCCTACAAGGCGGACGTGCAGGCCAACCCCCCGTCCTGCCGCCCGTGCGGCGGATATGGGGAACTCCCGGTGGACGATGCCACCCCGCCGATCGCGTGCGGTGAGTGCGGTGGCACCGGCCGGGAACAGGTCGCCTAGCCAGCGGTTTCCGCTAGTCGAGTAGAACCGGTGCGGCCCCAGCGGCCGCACCACCCAACCACAACCACAACTCAGAACGGAGACTCGGGCATGTCGGCTACCCGGTCACCGAGGCCGAGTGACCGTGTCGACACCGACCACCGTCTAGCACCATAACCACATACCGCACGAGCCCCGGTGCTACCCAGTACCGGGGCTCTCTGTGTGTCTGGACATAAAAGAACCCCGGGGCACCAACCCCGGGGCTGGTCATAGTCCACTCATCCACGCACACACTCAGGAGACAATGACCGCATCCACTCTACCACGTCCGCGACGCATTTCCTCCACGACAAACACGGCCCCACCGGCACACGCATGTGTTCACAGCATGCTCATACTACATACACATGCGCACACCGACGCTGAACAGCGCATACACCGCACATGCCCACAAAAAAGAAGGCCCCGGACACTACACCCGGGGCCCTTGATCCCTCCTACTCGTCCAAGGTTTTCCCAGCCTCACGTGCCCACTGCCTGAGCGTCCCCATCCGCCACACCGGGGAACGCCCGAACACCCGGTCCGGCTTTGGGAGACGACCTCGATACCGCTGCTGGCGGATGGTGGCGTACTGAACCCCCAGCATCTGTGCCAGCTCCTGCATGTCCACGTACTCGTCATCGGATCGAGAAATCATGGCACCAGTGTAGACAACAAAGCGACAACCGGGTATGCTGTAGGCATCAGGTCGACAGAAACCGCATCAACCACTACTGCGGTACCAACTAGAAAGGAGCACCACCATGGCGAAGGCAACCATCATCAAGGTGGAAACCCCCGGTGAGCTCTACTGCCACATCCAGGGCCACCAGCCACAGCCCTGCTACATCGAGGTAGACCTTGAGAGGGGCACCATCTCCGCCACCTACGACCCGGAAATCGGGGGAGCTATCCCCAAGTCGGTTTGGGCCGGATACGTCCGCCGTTTCCGGATCCCCCCGCTCACCGCGGACGTGGCCAACGCCACCATGGAGAAGATCAAGCCGCTGGTGGAAACCATGCTGGACCACTGGGACGAGGAATGGGATGGTAACGACTGGCGCGCTTACCTCCTGCCTGAAGGTTTCCGCGCTCAGGAAAAGATCTCGGAGCTGGTGGAAGACCCCGGCCGGTGGTTCCCGGAAGACGAAGTCTTCCCCCTCGACGAGGACGACTGGTTCCCCTACGTTCGGGACGAGGTGGACACCGACACCACCGATGAACAGCTGGAAGAGCTGGCACGTAGGACCGTGGTAGACCTCGAGAAGGGCGTTCCCAGCGGTGTGCTGCCAGACGAGGCCTACGAAGACATCCTGGAACGCCTGACGAGCTACCGGGATGAGCTCCGGGAAGAGCTCCAGGAAGACGACTCCGAGTAGACAACGCCCCCACACTCCAGTACAGTAGGGCACGTGCTCCCGCAACTGCGGGTATCAGGATCCAAACATCCTGCTCCCCACGCATGTGGGGATGGTCCCGGCCTGGATTTACTCTAGACGGACCTCAAAACCTGCTCCCCACGCATGTGGGGATGGTCCCGCACCAATCAGCGGACCAAGACCCGTTCACCAACCAACGGCGAACGGGTCTTTTTTCATGCCCAAACACGAACACTCCACAAGGTCGCTATACTCCTACGCACATCAGCACACACTTGGAGGCGTTCGTGTTCCCCCACTCCCAACTACTCCCACCACCAAAAACGGTGGACCTGTACGTGAGGAAATCCCGGGTTCTCTCCGAAGGCGACCGCCTACGCGAAGTCTCCATCCGGGAACAGGAGGAAATCGGCCGGCACTGGGCAGCACAGGTAGGCAGCCAAGTACGGCACGTGTGGCGAGAATTAGGCTCCGCATACGCGGACCGGGAACGGCCGGTGTTCCGAAAGGCACTTGCCGCACTACAACGCGGAGAAGTCGAGGCACTGTGGGTTTTCAGGCTGGACCGCCTTACTCGTCGAGGCGCAGAAGACGTACTCCCCATGCTGGGCAAGCACCGGGTCATCTTCTACTGGGACCGCTACGACACGCTGGACGAGCATGACCGTCGCCACATCATCGATGAGGCGGAGCGTGCTCGACAGTACAGCGTTGACCTATCCCACAGAATCCACATCAGCAAGGCCCGGCAACGCCGAGACGGAGAATGGATCGGGGGAAGCGTGCCGTGGGGACTCCTCTTAGATCCGAAAACACGGAAGGTACGTCCCGACTACACCACACCGACCGAAGACGGTCGAACGCGTGCCCAGGTCCTGCGTTGGGGAGCGGAACAGATTCTCGGCGGACGCTCAGCGCGTAGCGTGGTTGCTGAACAGAACGAACTCGGCATCCGCGGCCCCAGTGGAGGCATCTGGTACGTCACGACCTACATCAGCCTGATCACCAACCCCGCAATCGCAGGGCTGCAGGTAGCGGGCCGCGCAAACAACGGCAAATCCCACCTGGTAGAACCTTACCGTGACGAGGAAGGTCGACTCGTCAGCATCGGGGAAGGTGTGCTCACGCCGGACGAGCGAGAGCAGCTCCTCGAAAGGCTCACAAAGAACATCACCACGTTTTCTACACGTCGCCGCATCGTACGCCCCACTGCGAGACACAGAAAACACATCCTGACCGGGATCGCGGTGTGTGGCACATGCGGACGCTCCGCACCAGCATCCGGTGTGCAACAGGTGTGCGCATCCGTCACGTCCGCGATAGCCACATGTCCCGCACCAGCGCGGATCACCAGAGAACGCGCAGAGCAGCTCGTGATCGCCGAGTGGCTCAACCGAATAACCGCGCTTGAACCCACGGACATGCTCGCACTGATCATCGCTGAGCGGTGGACAGCTCGACAACAACCAAGCGAGTCCGAAGAAATCGCGGCGAAGCGCGCACGGATCCAAGAAATCGAGACCGTACGTCAAAGACTCCACGACGCGTTCAGGGCAGGAGCCTACGAGGACGCTCCGGAGCTGTTCGTCTCGGAGATGCGGTCACTGTCCGCGGAACTCCGAGAGCTGCAGGCCGCTATCGCGCGGTCACAAGCAACGTTGGACTTGGGGTTCGTGGACGATCCGGAAACGCTGGCAGATGCGATGCGGGACGCAGTGGAACGCGGACAGCGAGCGCTGGTGCGGGACCTACTCCACCTCGCGATCAACAGGGTCATCATCTACCCGGTAAGACTCGGACAGCCACGCACCGTTGGTCCGCACCGACTGCGGATCGAATGGGCAGACGCTGGGGAGAGCGCGGAGAGTGAGGGAGCGGTCTACGCGGAGTAGAGGAGATGGGGTGAGTGATGACGAATGACGATTTAAACATTAGTTTTATATTGCTCTATATACATACATATAGAACAATCTAAAACTACGAAAAAACTCGTCACTCGTCACCCTCTAGGAGAGCGCGCACCGGGACCTGTAACACTATGTAGCGGAGTACAGTGCCCTGGGGCAGACCGGGAGCTGTACTCCGCGTTTTGCGGTGACCGTCTAAGGAGGGCCGCGTAGGGAAACGCCATCCCCGATATGGATCCCCCTATAGGGATCCCCGCGTAGGAAAGGGATCCCCCATATAAGATCCCCCAGCCCTCCATTCATGTGGAGGGGTGTATGTGGAGTACAAGCAACCGCGGCGACCGTCTGCCGCGAAACTGGAGACGCATTCGCGTTACCGTTCTTGAGCGCGCTGGGTATCGCTGCGAGTGGATCAGGGTCGATACTGGTACGCGGTGTACTGAGGTAGCGACAGAAGTAGACCACATCATTGCAGGCGATGACCACTCGCTGAACAACCTGCAGGCACTGTGTCGCTACCACCACGCGAAGAAGAGCTCACGTGAAGGTGCTGCAGCAGCAGCGAGGACACGTCGTCGCCGCGTTCGTGAGGCAGAGCAACACCCATTTTGGTGTTACAAAAAAGTGACCTAGGGGGTACCCCCGGACCCGGGAGGAGCGGAGAGCGCGTGCGGATAGCACTTTTTTCTCCGTGTACGGGTCTGGTAAAACGCTTTAGCGCTCTGACCTGCGCAAACGCGCCCTCTACGCGCGCGTGCGCGTGCGCGCGGGGCCGCGAACACGGGTTCGGTCAGGTGTGGCAGGGAGGGATATCGCATGGCTGGTATGGGACCACCTCCTAACCCTAATCGTAGACGACGCAACCCGGATCCCTTCACTGGGGTCCGGCGTAGACAGTGTGTGAGTTGTGGTTCTCTGCGGGATGCGGACGGCCGTGCGTGCCCCTCGTGCGGTGCTCCGGACAGTTCCCAGCCTACCGCGGACTCTGTTCGTGGCGCTCCGCTGGGGACTTCCGCGAGAGAAATTCCCGAACTGCCCAATCCCAAGCGCTGGCTGTCCGCGACCCGGGAGTGGTGGACCGCGTGGTGCCACTCCGCTCAGGTGGCGCACTTCGAACCTTCTGACTGGGAGGTGCTGAAGAGCCTGCTGCCGCTGGTGGATGCCATGCATCGGGAAAAGGACGCGATGCGGAAAGCTCGGATTTTTGAGATCGTGTTCCGCGCGGAGCGTGCATTGGGCGGTACCCACATGGAGCGCCTTCGGGGTCGCGTTGGGAGTGTGTCGGATGGTGGTGCGAGCGCTGCTGCCGCTGCCGCGAACTCTGGTCCGGAAGCATCTCCGGACAATGTTGCGGTGTTGGCCGAGTACCGGGAAATGCTGGCTCAGGAGGGCTGAGATGGTCGCCGAGCGGGTTTAGTCGCTGGCTAAGTGCCCACCGGTCAGCGTTCCCGGACGCGCGTGGACGATTGGGAGCGTTGATGGGCTCGTCTGGGGGACAGACCGGCAACCTGCCTCATGATCTTCCGGATTGTACGCTGGGCTGGGGGGTTTTGCTGTGGGCTACGCGCTACATTGTGCAGCCTGATGGGGAGCGTGCAGGGACACAGTGGCGGTTTACGCCAGAGCAGGTCAGGTTTGTGCTGTGGCTCTACGCCGTAGACGACCGCGGCAGATTTGTGTTTAACGGCGCAACACTTCGCCGTGCGAAAGGCTGGGGAAAATCCCCGCTTGCCGCACTTTTGTGTTTGGCGGAGTTTTTGGGTCCGGTGAGGTTTTCTCACTGGGCTCGTCAGGGTGAATTCTGCGCCACGTGCGTGGGTCCGCATTCGGGGGATGCGCTACATCCCATTGGGAAACGCGTCCATTCTCCGTGGGTTCAGATTGCGGCAACCAGCTATGCGCAGACCGCGAACACGTTTCAGATGATCCGCGGCATGGTGGTGGCGAGTCCCGCGGTGGCTGACTACGGGTTGGACGTGGGAAAAACCATGGTCCAGTTCGCATCGGGCCGACCTGGGAAGATTGAGCCCGTGACGTCTTCCAGCCAGTCGCTGGAAGGTGGTCGTCCGACTTTCGCGATTTTTGAGGAAACGCACCACTGGACTGAATCGTCTGGTGGTCACCATGTTGCCCGTACGGTGCGGAGAAACCTAGGCAAAATCGCTGGTGGCGGTGCCAGGGCGGTGGAGATCACCAACGCTCACGATCCTAGCCGCCACTCGGTGGCGCAGAGCACATACGAGATGTACCTAGCCATGCAGCAGCGTGCCGCTGAAGACCCGGGGTATCGCGTTCCCTATCTGTATGACTGCCGAGAAGCCCCAGCGGACGTGGACATTGCGGACGAGCAGGATTTGCGCCGCGCACTCCGCGTTGCGTACGGGGATTCGACGTGGGTTGATTTTGACCGGATTGTGGCCGAAGTTTACGATCCGCGGCAGCCTGTCGAGGAGGCGCGTCGCTTCTTCTTCAACCAAATCGTGGCCGCGTCGGATGCATGGGTCCGTCCGGACCAGGTGGATGCCATCGTTGAGGACCGGGAAATCCCGGACGGTGCGATGATCGCACTCGGGTTTGACGGTTCTAAAACGGTGGACGCTACCGCGCTTATCGCGTGTGACATTGAGACCGGTCACGTGTGGCCACTGGGTATTTGGGAACGCCCGGACTCTCCGGACGCTCAGGGATGGTCGGTGCCCACGGATGAGGTCACTGAGGCGGTGCGTGCCGCGTTCGAACGTTGGGACGTGGTCGCCTTTTTCGCCGACGTGGCGTATTGGCAATCGTACGTGGACACGTGGGCAGAACAGTACCGGGATCGGCTTGCTGTTCGCGCTTCCGCGAGACATTCTGTCGCGTTCGATATGCGTGGTCGACTCCGCGATTTCACGCGCGCTGCTGAGTCGACGAGGGCCGCGATCGAGGAACGTACGTTCACTATTGCCAACGACGTGCGACTAATCCGCCACATCAAGAACGCTCGGCGACGTCCGAACGCGTTCGGGGTAGGCCTTGGGAAAGAGTCGAGGGAGTCGGAACGAAAAGTCGATGCCGCGGTAGCCATGGTGTTGGCTCGTGAGGCACGTCGTATGGCGATTGAGCGTGGCCGTTTGTCTGAGCGGAACCGTGGCGATGATGAGCAGCCTGGAATTCTGTTCGGGTTTGGATAGTGAAAGGAGGCGGTCCAGTGACTGCGGAGGAGCGGTTGGCGCACGCGCTGCGATCTCGTGTGGACGAGGAACAAGCGCTGGACCGCGTGCGTAGGTATATGCGGGGTCTCCACGATCCCTCGTACATGCCGCGCTCCCACGAGGGTGAATTCTCGGGATTCCGCCAAGAAGCAATCGGGAATTGGCTTCCTTTGATCGTCACCACGGTGGCGCAAAACCTCTATGTCGAGGGTTACCGTGATGATGAGCATCCCGATAACCTCAACGTGTGGGAATATTGGGTGGCTAACGGGATGCTGTCACGCCAAATGCATGTGTACCGGTCCGCGTTGACGTATGGACACGGGTACGTGATGGTGTGGCCTGGCGATCCAGGTCCCGTGGCGCGCGTGTATTCCCCGCTGGCCATGTATGTGGTTCAGGAGGATCCGGATGCGGAATATCCGGACTATGCGATCCGTCGCTCGCGATCCCGAGTGAAAAACGAACTCGGACTTGTGGGCGATGTGTGGGACCTCGTGGACGCTGAGGGTGTGTGGTCATTCTGGGTTCCGTCCGGAGATTACGGGAACGTCCAGGAATACAGGCTGTTGGATTCTTGGACTCACCCGTTCGGTGTGTGTCCCGTGGTGGTTTTCCGCAATCAGTGGACTGATGATCCGGATGTGCGGATCGCGGAGCTCGGCGAGGTGTGGCCGCTTATCCCGCTGCAGGATCGCCTGAACGATACAACGTTGGGCTTGCTGATCGCTCAGCAGTATGCGGCGTTTAAGCAGAAATGGGCTACCGGTGTGGAGATTCCCCGCGATCCGGAAACCGGGCGGCCGATTGAGCCGTTCGAGGCCGCGGTGAACCGACTGTGGACTACCGCGTCTAAAGACGCAAGATTCGGTGAGTTCACGGAAACGGATTTGACGGGGTATCTTGCGTCGCAAGAATCTGCCATTAAACACATGGCGACTATTGCGCAAGTGCCGCCACACTATCTTCTCGGTGGGCTGGTCAACATTAGCGCGGAAGCGCTGGCAGCCGCGGAAGCGGGGCTGTCAAGAAAAGTCTCGGAAAGAAAGGCGGTTTTCGGAGAAGCATGGTCGCGTGTATTCCGTCTTTTGGCGTTTGCTGCAGGACAATTCGAGGATGCGGAGAACACCCGTGCTCGTGTTGTGTGGCGCGACACAGAAGCACGATCTCTCGCTGCTTCCGCGGATGCTCTCGGCAAACTGGCCACCATGTTGGGCATCCCTGCAGAGGCGTTGTGGGAACTGATCCCGGGTGTTACGCCGTTCCAGATTCGCAGGTGGAAACGGCTGAAACAGCGGGATATGGCTACGGATGTTGCGGAGGTTGCCGCGACGCTGCTCCGCGGTGACGAAACTTCGCTTCCTGTAGAGGCCTCCGGGGGTTCTCTGTCTGTCGAGGAGGGGGATCCTGGTGGCGGTGACTGAGGCTGGTGCGGTGCTCACTGAAGCGCATCGCACCGCTCAGTTAGGTATTCTGGAGAGCCTGCTCCGTTCATTTGAGGCGGAGTGGACTGACGAGGTTGCGTTTGATCCTGCAGCGTTCGCTTCATGGGTGGCGGAGCAGGCTCCTGAGGTAGCGTCCGCGTATCGGTTGTCCGCGGAAACAGCGCAAAGGTACTATGAGCGGTTTCGTGCGGCCGAGGGTGTGCAAGACCCGTTCACGTCCGTGATCCTGGATCAGCTGGATCCGTGGGCATGGAGCGAGTCGGTGACGCGTTGGGGTCCGGCGTATGTCACCGCGCTCGTGGAGGATGGGCTTGCTGAAGAGGCTGCTGCTCGGCGTTCACTTGTAGCGCTGAGTCTGGATGCTACGCGCACGTCCATGGCGGGTGGCCGTACCGCGTTGGCCGCGCTCATGCAGGCGGAGCCACGCCGAGTGAGGTGGGCAAGGATCGCGCGTGCGCGCTGTTGTGCGTTCTGCGCAATGTTGGCATCCCGCGGTCCCGTGTACTCGTCCGCGTGGGCTGCAGGGGCAGGGCGGCATTGGCACCGTGGTTGCAAGTGCACTGTTGAGCCGTATTTTGGCAGGGGTCGCTACCGGTTGCATCCAACGTCCCAGCAGTACGCGACAATGTGGGACAACCTTGAATATGCCAACCTGAACGCGTTTCGCCGTGAGTTGGAACAGCAGCGGCGTAAGGAAGACGAGGCAGGAGAAGGTGATGCATGATGTCTGAGGACACCACCACTACCAGGGAACCTACTCGGGATGCTAGCGGTGACGCGCCTGCTGAGGAGGTCCCTCAGAAGGAGGCCGCTCCGCGTCGTCCGGATCCCCGTGATGTGGAGATTGCCACGCTGAAACGGCGGCTGGCTGAGCTGCAGCAAAAGACGAGCGCGAACACGTCACCGGAGTCTCGCTCCGATGAGGACCGGAAGAATCCTGAGGAACAGGATGCCAAGGATCCGTTGCAGCAGGCGTTGCAACGGATCGCCGAGTTGGAAGAACGGTGGCATCAGGAGCGCATGACGGCTGTGCGTGCCCGAGTGGCCGAACAAACCGGGGTTCCGCTTGCCGTAGTGGAGCGGCTGAGCGGTGACAGTGAGGAAGAGTTGCGGGACGCTGCTGCCGCGGTCGCTGAGGCACTGGCCGAAAGGCAGAAACCCGCACTGGTGACTCGTCCGAAACCGGCACAGGGAGATGCGCCGGGACGTGGCGGTGTGGGCTCCAACCCGAGTCCCGCCGAGTTGGCGGAAGCCATTCGTAAGCGGCTTCCGTACTAGGAAGGGGGAGCTAACACATGGCTCATAATATTGTGAAAGCTGAGAAGTGGGCGTCGGCCGCAGTTGGCCTGCTTGAACGTGAGCTGGTTCTGACCGCGCTGGTTGGCCGCGACGCTGGGGCAGAGTTCACCGGTGCCCGCGGCGATACTGTCAACATCAAGCGACCGTCGTTGCTGTCGGGTACCATCGAAGCTCTGCGGGACATGCAGGGCTCGAGCTACCAGCTCCAGACTGAGGATCTGGAGGAAGGTAGTATTTCGGTCTCGCTGCAGCACCACATTTACTCGGCGGTGGACCTGACTGATGCGGAGCTGACTCTTGACATCGTGGATTTTGGTGCTCAGGTGCTGGCTCCGCAGACTCGCGCGATTGCTGACCGTGTTGAATCGCTGATCGCCGCGAAATTCAACGGACTGACACCGGCGTTTACGGTGAGCGGTACCCCGGACGATCTGGGCGGTGGCAAGGTCCGTAGGGCTATCACCGAACTGCGCAAGATCCTGAACGCGCGTAGCGTGCCGATGACTGGCCGCGTGCTTGTTGTTGGTGTGGATGTCGAGGGCTACCTTCTCCAAGATCCGAACCTGACTCGCGCCAGCTATGCGGGCGATGCGAGTGCGCTGCGGGCCGCGGAACTGGGGAACCTGTACGGCTTCCGCGTGGTGGTGTCCCCAGCGATCGACCCCGACCGCATGGTGGCACTGCATCCCAGCGCGTACACGCTGGTGACTCGGGCACCGCGTGTTCCTGAGGGCGCAGTTTCTGGCTCCAGTATTTCCTACGCTGGCGTGGCCATGCGTGCTCTGCGCGACTACAACAGCGCAACAGCTCGCGACCGGTCGGTTTTGTCCACGTTTGTCGGCGTGGGAGAGACTCTCGACCCCGAGATCACGTATGACGCTGACGGTGCCAAAACTGTGGACATGGAGAACCCGACCATGCTGCGCGCGGTCGCGGCCGTGATCCAGGAAGATGAAGACCCTGGTGACCCTGGTGACCCTGGTAACGGTAACGGTAACGGCGGAAGCAACGACTGATAGGTGGTGAGATACCGTGCCAACTGTACAGCAGTTTCTCGCGCGGTATCCCCAACCGGTGCCTGACACGGAGCACGAGCGTGTCCAAGCGGCGTTGGAAGACGCCGAGACCGCGGTGCGTGTGGAAGCGGGGCTGTCAGTCGATGCCCCGCTTCCCGCCGCGTTGGAGCCTATCGTGCTTCGTGTCGCCATACGCACGTTCGCTAACCCGCTGGGGGTTTCATCGGAAACCATCGGGGACTACACGTGGCGTGCGGATGGTCGCCCGGTCGGCACCGTGTTGTCCCCGGACGAGCGCGCGGAGATCGCGCGTGTGATGGGACACGGTGGGGTGATGACGGTGCCGATACGCCAACACTGGACAGCGCGTGACCGGAGCAGGCTGTCTGCGTACGGCCCTCCCCCAGAACGTCGACGAGGGGATGAGGTCCCATGGTGGCGGTAGGGCAGCTGTTGGTGTCTCGGCGGGAGGTGTACCGCAAACGCCTGGTGGACGATGGTGCAGGGGGACGTGTGACCACGTGGGAATACGTGGCCACAGTCCCTTGCCGCGTTTCTCAGCCACGGCCTACGGAACGTGCGATCGCCATGCAGATGGGAGCAGAAGCACCGACCCCGGTGTACTGCGCTCCCGATGCGGACGTGCGGCGTGGGGATGAGTTGCGGGATCCGGATACAGGGCAGCGTCTCCGCGTAGTGGCCACGGTACGCCCTTCAGTGGCGGTGTATCTGCGCGCGGACTGTCACCAGGTGGAGGCTGAAGGGGGTATGTAGTGGCCAAGAAGAAGGGTTTTCACGTGGTGGTCGAAGGCATTGACGACCTGTATGCCGCGTGCCGCAAATTGAAGGGTGACGCTCGTGAGGAGGCGTTGAATGCGGTGCGCGCATCAGCGCGCGCTGTGAAATCGGAAATGTTGAAGCGGGTCCCCGTGAATACTGGGCACTTGAAATCGGTGATCACTTCGCGTTCCGACAAGCACAACATTATCGCGGACGTTGGTCCCCGTTCCGGCAATAAGGCCCACTACGGTTATTGGCAGGAATTCGGGACCTCGAAAATGAGAGCCCAGCCTTTCGCACGTCCCGCTGCGGACAAGGAGAGGGAGAAATTCCCTCAGCGACTGCGTAAGGCGATAAAGAAGGCGTTGCCTAAGTGAGGGAGTGGCCATGCTTCCTGCACTGGCTGTTCAGCGTGCGATATACCGCACGCTGGTTGAGGATGCCGAATTACAAGCGCTCGTTTCCGGGGTGTTTGACGACGTTCCTGAGGGTACCGAGTTTCCGTATGTGGTGATCGGGGAAGGCACGCTGCTCCCTGACAACTACCTGACCGGCTTCGGCCGCGAGGTCCGTGTAACGCTTCACGTGTGGTCCCGGTACCGCGGTTTCGCGGAAGCACTGGAGATTGCCGACCGCGTGTGTCAGCTGCTGGATCATCAACCGCTAGTGGTTGACGGATGGGAGCATATCGCAACACGCCTGGAGCTCGTGGAGATGTTGCATGATCCGGATCCTAGTCTGCGACATGTCCCTATTCAGTTTTCCGTGATCGTGGCTCGCTAAAGGAGGACAAGCCATGGCTAGTGGTATGGATGCGCACGGGACCAAGTTTCTGCGGTTCAACGACCTCACCGATGAGTTTGAGCACGTGGCAAATGTTACGTCGATTTCCGGTCCGAGTGCGGAACGTGAAGAGATCGAGGTAACAAGCCACGACTCTGCGGATGGTTGGCGAGAATTCATCGGCGGTCTGAAAGACCCCGGTGAAGTCTCTATTGACGTGAACTATGTGCCTGGGGTTCACAATCCCCTGTTTGACGATTTCAACGACTCGGTGCGGCGATACCGCATCGTGTTCCCGGACCCCGACAACACCACGTGGGAGTTCGAAGCGTTCCTGTCGGGATTTGAGGTGGAAGCCCCATTTGATGACAAGGCTGAGGCATCTCTCACGTTCCGACTCACCGGTAAGCCGGTGTTTGGGCCTGCATCGGAGTTCGAAGAGCCGCCCGCCGTGATTGGCTGATAGGGAGAATTTCGAATAAGGAGGCAGTATGCTGCTCACTAAAGACCAAATTCTTGCCGCACAGGACCGGCCGTATGAGGATGTGGAAGTCCCCGAATGGGGCGGCCGCGTTCGCATCCGCGGCCTGTCTGGCGCGGAACGGGACGCGTTTGAGGCCTCCATGATTGGCCCGGATGGAAAACCTTCCCCGCAACGGTTCCGGAATTTCCGCGCTCGACTGCTTGCGCAAACGCTCGTGAACGAGCAGGGTGAGCGTCTGTTTTCCGACGCGGACATTAAGGCACTCGGCGAAAAATCCGGGGATGTGCTAGCCCGCTTGTTTGAGGTTGCGCAGCGGCTTTCCGGTTTGACTCGGCAAGACGTGGAGACATACGTAAAAAATTCCGAGTAAGGCCAGAACGGAGATTCTATTTCCGCTTGGCAGCGCACTTGGGAATGACTGTGCGCGAACTGCTGGAGCGGATCGACTCTCGCGAGTTGGCGGAGTGGGCTGCTTACGAACAGGTAGAGGGCCCACTCGGCGGACCTCGTGATGATGTTCTGGCCGCGATGATTGCCTCCACAGTGCACAATGCTGCGCAGACAAAGAAGGGCAAGCGCGTAACTCCCAAAGACTATTTGCCACAGTGGGATGCTCGAAAATCCCAGACGTGGGAAGAACAATTGGCTGTGGTGCGTGCGATTAATACGTCCCTAGGAGGTTCTTCGCGCGGGAAAAGCGCTGACTAGCAGAAAGGGGGATGCTGCATGGCCACACTGGCAGAACTGCTAGTCAGCATCGGTGTCGACACGAAATCACTAGACAAGGGGTTGGAGGGCGTTGCGGAGAAAACGAATTCTTCGATGCAACGCCTTGCCCGCACCGGAGAACAGCTCACCAGTGTCGGTAAATCGTTGACGATGGGAGTGACGACTCCCGTCGTAGGCATGGGTGCCGCGGTATTGAAAACCGCTGGGGATTTCGAGGCTGGGATGAACCGTGTCCGCGCGGTGTCCGGTGCTACAGGCGCGGAATTCGAGCAGCTGGAAGCCCTAGCCATGGAGTTGGGGCGTACTACCCAATTCAGTGCATCAGAAGCCGCCGATGCCATGGGTTTCCTGGCCATGGCGGGTATGGAAACTGACGAGATCATGGGTGCCCTGCCCCACACTCTGAACCTGGCTGCAGCAGGCGCACTTGAGCTGGGGGATGCCGCGGACATTGTCACCAACATCATGTCCGGGTACGGGATGGAAGTCGAGGATCTCGCCCGCGTTAACGACGTACTGGCCAAGACGTTTACCAGCACCAACACAGACCTGAACATGCTGGGATACTCCTTCAAATATGTGGGCCCGGTCGCTGCCAGCGCTGGCCTGCAGTTCGAGGAAGTCTCAGCGGCGATCGGTTTGTTGGGTAACGCTGGTATTCAGGGTGAGCAGGCAGGTACGGTCTTGCGTGGCGCGATTTCTCGCCTTATCAAGCCTACCGGTGAAGTACAGGAAACTCTGGAGCGTCTCGGGGTTGAAGTCCAGGACTCTGCAGGAAAGATGCTTCCGTTGGCGGATATCCTTCGCCAACTGGAAGAGGCAGGTGCGGACACGGCCGACATGATCACCATTTTCGGTGTCGAGGCTGGTCCCGGTATGCAGGCACTGCTTGATCAGGGTCATGAGGCTCTCACCGGACTGACCACAGAGTTGGAAAACGCTGGTGGTACCGCGGAAGAGATCGCATCCGTTCAGATGGAGGGTCTCAACGGTGCACTCAAAACCCTTGAGTCCGCCATGGAAGGTCTCGCACTGGCGGTGGCGAACTCCGGGCTTCTTGAATGGGTCACCGCCGCGGTCCAGAAGGTGGCAGAGTGGGTTCAGGAACTGGGGGAAACCAACCCTGAGCTGCTCAAATGGGGGACGCTCATCGCCGCGGTTGTGGCCGCGATCGGTCCCCTCCTCGTGGTGGCTGGAGTGCTGATTTCCTCCATTTCGCAGATCGCGACCGTGTTGAAAGTCCTGGCACCGATATTTCGTGCCGCTGCGGCCGCGAAAATGCTGTTTAACGCTGCACTGTGGGCGAGTCCCATTACGTGGATCGTGCTGGCGATTATCGCGCTCATCGCGGTGATCGTGCTGTGCATCATGTACTGGGACGAAATCAAAGCCGCGGCGTCCGCAGCGTGGGACTGGATCGTGGATTCTGCGAAAGCCGCATGGGATTGGCTGGTCAATTTCCTGAAGTCCGTGTTGGACTGGATTGTACAGCTCTTCCTGAACTGGACTCTGATCGGGCTGGTTATCAAGCACTGGGACACGATTGTGGCTGCATTCCGGTCCGCGATGGACTGGGCGAAGAACATCGTGAATTCCGGGATCCAAAAGGTCTTGGGCTTCATCAACAACCTCAAAACCATCCCAGGTCGCGTCGGAACGTTCTTCCGCAACATGGTGACCGCCGCGGCTAACCAGATTCAGCAGCTGATCGCACGTGTGCGCAGACTGCCCAGTCAGATCAAGTCCGCGGTGGGTAATCTGAAAAACCTCCTCGTCTCCGCAGGTAAAAACATTATCCGGGGTCTAATTAACGGCATCAACAATATGATCGGCTCGCTCAAATCCACGTTCAATAAAGTCACCAACATGATCCCGGACTGGAAGGGTCCGGAACGTGTAGACCGACAGCTCCTGTTTGACACCGGCCGCACCATTATGGGCGGTCTCGAACACGGTATTACTGCAGGGCTGCCCGGACTACGCTCCACGCTGAGGGATGTCACCAACGAAATCCCGCACAACGTTCGGGCTAGTGTCTCGCACGCTGGTGCCACGACACACACGCTGGAAATCAACGTGACCGGTGCGGACGAGGAAATGGCACGTCTCATCCGGAAGATGGTGCGCGTGCGTGGCCGCGGCGACGTTCAGCGCGCGTTTGGGGGTTGACATGACGTTTCCGGCAACACCACTACCAGTCCACGTGGAAATCTACGTAGACGGGCAATGGGTAGACATCACCTCAGACGTGTACACCCGTGAGGACATCGTGATCTCCCGGGGGCGACGTGACGAGGGTACGGACACGGACCCCGGGAGCTGCTCGTTTGTCCTCAACAACCGGGACGGGAAGTACTCTCCGCGAAATCCGCGCTCCCCGTACTACCGGAAAATCGGCCGCAACACCCCGATCCGCGTATCAGTGGAGTGGGGCGGAAGGCGGATCCCCCGGTTTTTCGGGGAAATCTCTGCGTGGCCACCGCGGTGGGACCTGTCCGGTCGGGACGTGTACGTACCTGTCGAGGCGTCCGGTGTGCTCCGTCGTCTAGGTGCGGGAGCTGAGCCGCTGAGGGACGCGCTGTATCGGTACCTGCTGGCTCAGTCTCCGCGCGCCTACTGGCCGCTCACGGACGGGCCCGAGACATGGTGGGCACCGTGCGTGAGTGGCCGCGGCGGACGGTTCATCCCCGTCGTGTATGTGGGGGACTCGGCCCGTCGCCCCCAGTATCAGGAACAGGAGCTCGCCGAGTGGCTGGCACCGGTGGCAAAGGTGACCGATGCCGAGCGCGGTGTGTGGCGTGGTCAAATCTACGACCAGGGCTCGACATCGTGGGCAGTCGACTTTATCCGCGTAGGTCCCGGTGGATTCGACTCGCTGGAGATAGAAACCGGTGGCGCGGGGACCAACGCGGATCCCTACATTTCGTGGCACCTGGGGTTTGACCACGCGTACCAAGAACTGTTCGTGACATACTACACGCTGGGAGCCACCACGAGCTCCGTGGTGAGCATCATCGGTGGCTTCTCGGACCCTGAATCGTTCACGGAGACTCCCCACATGTACCGTCTTGCGGTATCCCAGTCGGGGAGCAACGTAGTAGTGCGGGTCTACCGCGATGGGCAGCTGTTGCGGAGTGTACAGGATAACGTGCCGCTACGACCTATCACCGCTGTGACTTACAACTGGTGGGTTCCCGATGACCAGATCGCCACACACGCTGGACTAGGTCACATTGCCGTGTGGAACGGTAACGGCCCTGATTTGGGGGAACTGATGTCCGCGTTTCGCGGCCATGCAGGGGAGGCTGCAGGTCGCCGCATCGAACGGGTATGCGCAGAAGCGGGAATCCCGTTCCGCGGCATCGGTGACCTGGATGACACCCAGCCCGTGGGCCCACAGGAGCCCACTGTTCCGCTTGAGCTGATCCAGCAGGCGGCCGCGGTGGATGGTGGTGTGCTCTATGAGGATCGCGAGTCCGCGCAGCTCGTCTACCGCACACTGCGTTCCCGCTACAACCGTGGGGCACTGTTGGAAGAGGAGGACTGATGTTTACCGACGAGTTTTTCGACTACGCGCTTGACGGCGCAGTAACGCACGCTGGCACTGCGAGCCTGCACACCGGTAACCCGGGGTCGACTGGCACCAACGAGGTGAGCGGTGGTGGGTACACGAGGCAGAGCATCACGTGGGGCTCCGCGAGTGGTGGCATCGTAGAGACATCCAGCCCGGTCACGTTCAATGTTCCCGGGGACACCACGGTGCACTACGTGGGACTGTGGGATGGGACCACGTTTCTTGGCTATCTTACCTTGGAGAGTCCGGAGACGTTCTCCAGTCCGGGAACGCTCGAGGTGACGACGCTGCACATTTACGCCGATAATCCGTAGTGGGAAGGGGGACCTATGGTGTTGGTCCAGAACCGCTTGTATGGGCCGCTTGAGGAGGTCCCCACCAACGCATCCCTGGCTGCCACCTCTTCTACCCGCCTTCAGGTCACCATTGAGAGTGCGAACCCACCGGTGGGCGGCCGAGCGGTATATGACGACGCCCGCACTGTCCACGACCTGAACACGATACGCATCGACTCGGGCCACCACCGCGGTATCACTCCGCGGCTGATCGTACCGCTGCCCTCGTCCGGTCCCTGGTGGGCACGGTTCTACATGTGGGCACCGGGACTGCAGGCAGCGGGACACGGGATCAACGAGGTGCGCTGGGTCGCGCATTTCCCGACTGCGGGGCTGGGATGGGTGGTTCACGAGACCGCGTCCGGCAACATCGGGACTC